CACCCCTCATACACTGACCATAGGCAATCTAGGTGTCAATCTAGTTCTGGTCAGGCCACGCTCAGATGCGCATCAATGCTTATTTACCATTACGTGTAATAGCACTGTTACCATCTTGGACGCTTAACTCCTTTAATTCTAGCAAATGTTTTCACATTTTCCATGACTTATTTAATCTAGCCATTTCTCTTTTATGAGAATTGAATAGGTTATCTGAGCCACGAGAAAGGACAGACAATTTTCTAACGTTGGGTAGTTCAGATATCTGAGACATTGTTTCTCAATATACTTTCGATCCATAGACAAGATTATATCTATCCGGGTGTAAACCCGAAACGGCGAGTAATTTTACTCGAACATTTGATCGTCTTAGAGAATTCATAGCACTCCAAAGGTTATAATGAAGTCCCTTTAGAATACCGAGTTGTTTCCAGGTTAGATAGTAATTAAAATTACTATAAAAACTAAAAACAAGGTATGATAAATATTCTAAACCTAAAATAGGTTTAGTCATTAACTCATCATAACCCTCAGCTGGTCTGCTCAAAGAATCAACTTGTTGACCTCATTTTTTGTACAGAGCTTTTAATTTCTTAATAAGATCTGTCTTAAAATTTGATCGAACCATGATTCTTTCGAACAACCTGAATTGACTCTCTAAATAGTCATACATTAATGGTCATGTCCCAGGTATCTTCAATAGAAGAGCAAAAAGTTTCATTCGCATACTCGTAGAAGACTTATAGCCTAAACCTAGCAATCTCTTAATTGTAGATTCAGGTAAAGCATATTTCTTAGAGAAAGCAACGAACCCTGCGGAGGTCTCTAGAGCTGTACAATACTCCCTAATAGGGACAGGCGAAACATCCTGTCCTTTATATATAGTTTTCTTGGCAAACTCTAAAGCTAAGCTATCAGTTGATAAAATTGACTTGCTTAGATTAATTTCAACCCCCAGACCCTTCATTATTTCTAAGTAACGAAGGGCTACCCTTTTATCTCAGATCACGATGTCATCCCCAAGAAGTGCATAATCTCTAAAGAGATTATTACCATGGGAAGGACGAGCGGAGATCTGAACAAGACAGTGATGAGTTAGCGCTAACATTCCTCATGACGATAAGGCTCCCATCGGTTGTCCTACAGCATACTTTACTGTAGAACTAACCAATTGACCCTTCCAGAAATATTTATAAAAATATTCTCTTGAGGTCAACAGGGTTTCTCACGCTTGAGAGAATGTCTTACCGAATAGGATTCTCAAGATTTCTACTTGTAGAAATCTAGGAAGTCTATCGGTCGCAGCAGATAGATCGAAAGAATACAGTGGTGCTCCTTTTGGGACTCTATTTAGAGGTCTCAATTGGTTAAAAGTTCCATCCATGTTGAGTTTTCTTAGTACTTTGAAAATTCAATCATGTAATGGTCGTAATAATCACTGTGTAATTGGATCTACCATAGCGAAGACTCTAACTTTCCCCGCCGGCTCCTGCTTGAACCCTAGCTTTCCACAATAAACAAAATTCGGATAGAATTTTGATTTTTGGAAGTGATGGAAATCTGGAACATTACCGATTAAATTTATAAGTTTCTGAATTAAATTCAGTGTTGGGTTATCACATCCAACAGACTTATAATATTTAATCAACACTTGCATCGACGCCGTTACTCTCTGATTCAATGAGAGAGCACATAACGTTCTTACAAGAGCTTTTGGGTGAGTAGAGTATTCACCCAGACTAGCTACAGAATTTCCAGAACTTTTACATATCGGGAAGATAATAGGGTCTTTAAATATTTCATCTTTTTTATTCATCCGTGAAGTTAGTAATAACAACACCGATCTTAATAAAGGAGAAATAGTTTTAAAGAAAGCAGTCTCACCTGAGAATGGAGACGTAATGGTATTCAACTTTGGTGGCGTTACATAAGAGAGACCTCTAAATAGGTTTATCATTGTAAGGACCCATTTTATCATAATGGGCGCACCAGCTCGAATAATTTTACGTACTCCAGCAGGTAAGAATCGGGGAAGTCCTCCATTAGTTCTAGAAATTCTAGGACCAATAGGGGTTATATCAACTGTCTTATACCCAGCGATAGATTGCTGCACTAAAATACCAGATACCTTTAGGAATTTAACAGTTCCAGGGATACCTTGGTGTTTATGTACAGATCTAATTCTGTCCAGTAGAATAAGAGTTAAACGGATCCAAGATGGATTTAACACAGTTACTACTACCTTAGTCAAATTGAATAAGTGTAGTGGTAATCGACTTCTTTTTACAGAAATCATGGCATTCAAAGCGCTAATCTTAAGCGTATATTTTGTGAGACAGAATTTTATTTTGTTTTTCATTATATATACTTTAGGATTAATTTAGCTTTGAAACTTCGGTTTCCCCGTCTTAGGGGGGCCGCAGCCACCTTTGTAAGGAGTGAGTGTTCAATCTCACCTCGGTTGACACGTTTCTACTCATATCCAACCCGGATATGGGCCAAACGGTTGCCGAACTCTAGTCTGCAGTAGCGGTTGGGTAGTCTGCTGTTAAACAGCTAGTTCCTACCTTACTGGACATTAAAGTGTCATGTACGGATGATAAATCCGGTTAAAACCACAACACTCTAACTAGAGACTACTCGTTAGGGTAACTCAGATGCAATCAAAGATTATCAACTGAGATACTGTCTTCGAGATTTCGAAGACGCAGAAGTGATTAGGTTCACT